GGGGCACAAGGCCCCCTCTCCCATAGTCCCCTTACGCGCCGGGTGATCCGAAGATGCCCAGTGGGTCAGAGAAGCCGAAGCTGTAACGCTCACGGGCTTTGTAGCGGACGTTGCCGGTGTCGAAGTCACCATCCATGGATGTTGTCATCGCAGCACGTTCGAAATGCTTCAAACCGTTTGGAACGTCTGTGGTCAGGAACCAAGCGTTTGTGTCGGTCAGATAGTGGTTAACGGTGTAACCACCAGAGATGGTGCCCATTGACTTCAACGCATTGAGGTCGTTGTCAGCGGTACCAACTCGCAGTTCGGTGTCCAGCAAACGCTTTGCCACGAACATCAAAGATGGTGGGATCACCAGTTTGACGGGCTTGGCAGCGATCAACAGACCACGCTCGTCCACCCAAGCGGCGATCTGAATGGTAGCGGCTTCCAAGGAAGTCTCGTTCAAATCAGAGGCTGTGGATGGAGTGTTGGCGTTGGTGCCACCAGAAATCAGCGGGTGGTTAACCAGAGTGGCAGAGCTGTTGAAACCAAACAGAGACACGCCGTCACCGCCGAGGGCAGCGCCGGAGAAGCCTGTGTTCAGAACCGCAGCGGCCTTGACCTGCTTGGTGTACGCCATACCGCGAGCCAGAGCTTTGGTGTAGCGGCCAGACAGACTGTCGTACAGGTTGTCTTCCACTGCCTCTTCCGTGATGGAGAAGCCCAGAGCGATGGTTTCGTGAGTGTAGCGAGCGGTAAAGGCTTCCTGCGCGTTGTCATAAGCGATGGATGTACCCTCGTTTTTAACAGGTGCAGCGCCGAAACCGGACAGCTTGGTCTCTTCTTCGAACGAACGCTCAGAAGATTCTGTTTCGTAAATCTCCTTGTGCTCTTCGCCGTAACGAGCATATTCCAGACCAAACAGTGCGTTCAAACCCGGGAGGAGTTCTTTAAGTAGTTGTGCGCGTGAAATTGCCATGATTTAACTCCTTACAGGCCGACGTTGTTCAAGAACGAATGAGCACTGGGGTTGAATTTAACAAACACATCAGTGAACGCATCGCCCGGTGTGGACGCGAAGCCCACGATACGGAAAGCAGCCGCAGTGGTTTGCACTGTAGATTCCAAAGCGCTGGTCGAGTTTCCAGTTGTGGTGGAACCCGTAGAGGTGCTCTGTACAGCGGCAAAGAAGGTGTTGGTGCCCAAAACTGTTTGAGCGCCGGAACCATCTAGCTGTGCTTGGAAGGTAACGAATGGGTCAGTAATTACGTACGCAGTTACCACGCCGGTTGTGCCGGAGGGGTAGTACTGGCCGAAAATTTGCTGGCCTTGTGCATTGATGTAGGAAGCACCGACGAAAACGCCGATTGCACCTACACCGCTACCACCAAGGTTATTGGTGGTGATGTCTGAGCCGGTAGCGGTAGACAGGGCGATATAACCGTCAGCGCCGATGATAACGACTTGCCCGTAAAACAGGTTTGTGCCTTCACCAGCGGGGTCGATCAGGAACTGACTCGTAGCGCCAGCATAAGGCATGCCGTCGATACGATTAATGGGACGTAGCCCATAGGGGGAAGCGGTAGCGGCCATTTAAGGACTCCTTGTTACTTTGAACTTGAACCAAATCCGCTACGGCTTATTGTTGACTTTCGGTCAGCAAACAAGGGCATGCGCGGATCACTGTTTCGCATGAAGCTGTTATCTACAGAATTCATTTGGTTTGCAGCCTGCTGGTCGTAATACTCGTTCCGGGCTTGAACTCGATCAATGGCCTGCTTGCAAAGCATGAGGCCACCTGTCTCAACGTTTCCGGTCTTAGCATCGCCTTCCAACAGTAACTCCGGGTGATCCACTGCCTTCACTGGCTCCCAGCCTTCACGCATCATTTTTGATACGTGCGTAGGTTGTGCCATTCCATTGATGCTCGTCATGATGTAACGATACCTATAGTTGGCGTCTGGAAGCGGATCGGGCAAGGCACTCGAAGGTTTGTAAACAAAACGAGTTGTTTTAGCGCGTGACTCAAGGTCACGAGGGTTCCGGTTTGTGTTTTCAGCCATTTGATTTCTCCAATTTTGCTACTTCGTTTGCGTACTGCTGCGGCGTAAGTCCATACCTCTTTGCCAACGCTACTTGCGTCGGTGTCAGTTGTATCTTTCTTGCGCCCGTAGAGCGAGTTGCTGGTGCAACCACCGAACTAGGTCGTTTGGAGCCATCGCCGGAACGTGGCTTGTCTTCACTGCCGAATACTTCCGGAAATGTTGACTTCATGCGAGCATCAATGCGCTCGAAATATTCATCAGAGCGGGGGTCAAGTCCCGAGTTGACTAGTTTTTGGTGCAGCCCTAGTGCAAAGCTGGTGTGTTCCTCGTATCCCGTAGAACCGAACCACTGGTTTTTAGCCTGCCAGCGAACAGTTTTTTCGTCGATTTCTGGACGTGATACTTGTGGTTGAGTTTGTACAGTAGTTTCAGCGTCTTGTAAAGGGGGTGCGCGGAAGTTTTTTGCAGCCTCGGTTCGCATCTTGGCGTCCGTCATGGCTTCTTGGGCTGCAACTAAGGCATCTGCGTCACCGGATTCATACGCTGCTTTGTATTGCCGCTTGGCATTTTCCAGTTCGCTGTCGGCCACCTGCTTGATGGAGGCTGCGTATTGTTCAGTGCCAGACTTAACATATTCTTTAAGTTTGGTGTTCTCACTGACCATGTGTTGGGCGAGGCGCTCAAGCTCCTGCTTTTCACGGAATAGCGACTCTTTGGCCCTGCGCTCATCGTGGCGGGCATGAGTTAGCTCTTTGATCCGTTTTTTGACGCCGTCCGAATAGCTTTCAATCTCTTCGTCGGTGGGGTCTTCTATCTCCCGGTCCAGTGGCTTGCGGCCACGGTCTTTTTCGGGGGTGTCATCAACAATCTCGACCTCGACTTCATCACCGGAAACGGTGATTTCAACGTCTTTATCGTTATCGTCAATCTCATCTGGAAATTTAAAAGCAGGCATTTTTGCTCCTTAAGCGCGGGTGTAACCCCGGGGATCTTGCACAACACATTCAATTTGGTCGTCGTTCAGTACCCTGAACTCTTTACCAAACACTCGAAAGCGCGTACCGGTGTAGGTACGCACGAGCACAAAGTCACCCTCTTTACACCATGGTCCTGATGGAAATTTGGCGGTATCTTTGTACGCATCTGGCCCGAGCTTCATAACCCAAAGCACGGTTGTGGCGCTCTCTTCAATGCGCATGGTTGCGGCATCTCGGATGAGGTCCAGAGATGTTCCAGCAAGCTTCTCGTCTACGGCAGGCACGATACACAGCATCTTGTAGCCCGTAGGTATAGGCAAGGCGGACGCTTTATCGTCGTCATCCTCGGGTTTATCTAGGGGCTGGATGTATTTGGGTAAGGTAATACCCGGGGGCAGAAGGATTTCACTCATCTGTTTGTTCGGCTTTCTTCACAAGGTCAAGGAGATGGCGCTCTGCAAGAGCCAGACCTTGAATGGTCCCGCAGAGTTTTTGGTATTCCTCAAATGAGCGACACGCCCCGCTGGCGGCATCATCCGCATAGTTGTTCATGTCGGTGCGTATTTGTTCGCGCAATACACGGGCGAAGTCCTGAATCATGATGTTTTCCTCAGTTTGGCAACCTCAATGGCTGTTTTGTCTTGCTGTGCCCGAGCTTTAAGCGCAAGCTCTTGTTCTCTGATCTGTGCATCTGTCTGATTCTTTTGAGCCTTGACCTGCAATTCGCCTTCTTTGATTGCCAAGGTTTTCTGTTGCATTTGTACAACAGGGTCTTCTGCCTGTTTCTGGATCTCTTGCTGAGCGGCCTGCGCTTGGTTTTGTTGCAAGAGTTGCTGGGAAGCCTGAGCCAGCATTTTGGACAGAGAGATTTCGATCTCCGGAGGCAACTGTTCTCCCTCTGGAGGGAGTGGCATGCCGAGTTGTTGCTCGATCTTCTGGCGATAACCAAAGCCAACGTGCTCTGCAATGTGGGCCATTGCCGCAGCCTGAATGGCCCCGGCCCTTGGGTTTTGACCAATCAATTCCATGATGATCGGGTCTTGCATTGCAGACTGGTGAACTTGAATATGGGCCTGATGGTCCTGATGCTGGAAGGCTTTGACGGGCTTGCCCTTGAGCAGGTTTTGGTTCTCAGAGACCGGATCTGTTGGCTTCTGGTCTTCGTCCATGGGAACGAGCTTGTCGGCATTCTTGATGCCCAGAACATCCAACATGCCTCGGTGCAGTTTGGGCAGGTCATAGATGTCCGGCGCGGATTGAGCCAGTTGAATAACCGCCTGATACTGCACCACACGTTGAGAAAGGGTAGCTGCGTTGGGGTCGCTGACCGGCAGGATGTCTACGTGGCGGTAGTCGCCCTTTTTGGCCCTTGGGCCTTTCTCGCCGTCCGGCTCGTAGGTGTATTCGTCGTCGGTGTAATCTCGAATGATCACTGCCAAGAGTTGAAGCTCCTGCTTCAGGGCAAAGTGGACCCGGGCCTGAACTGCGGTCATGACCTTGAGTTGTCTCTCAAGCAAAGCCAAGGTCGATCCTACGGGCGCATTGGCACCCATGTCGCTGATCTTCATATCTGCGGTGGCTGCAAACCTGCGGCCCTCGTCCACAATATTGTTCAGCAACACCATCAGAACCTGACTCGGCTCTTTGTAAGGCAGCGGTAATATGTTGTCGCGGATCGTGCCTGAGCCTACATCCACGTCCCGGAACTCGCCCGGGGCGATTGGGGTATCGTCGCCCTTGATCCGCAGACCACGTGATTTAAGACCACCGGGCAGGTTGCTCAAGGTACCTGCGTCGATCAACTGACGCATCAAGCTGGTGGCAGAGTTGGCGAAGCCACCAATCAGGTGGAATAGACCAAATCCATACGCACCAAAGCCGGGGATGTATTGGTAGTGGACGAAGTGCTGGCGCTTTAGGTGTAGGCTGTCGTCCTCATTCCAGTTACGACGGATTGCCAAAATAGTGTTCGTTCCGCGAAGGAAGGTCACTACATATGGAAGCGCAATACCCGTAGGTTCGCCGTCATCGTCTTTATCACACAGGGGATCGTCTTTGATGCACAGCTTGACGTGGCTCTCACACAAAGTGAAGCGTTCGTCGTTTAAATCAGCAAAGCCTGTTTCTTTGTCTTTGGCCTTGTTGATCTCATCAATCGCTCGATCAGGACTGCCAATGTCTACATCACAGTAGAACCCGGCCTGTTGTAGCTCCATGATCTCGTTCTTGGTCTTGCGCATAACATGCGTGACCCGGTAGCAACTCTGGATGTCTGAGGTTCCATAGGGCAGGTATATATCTTCTGCTGGGATGAAGATCGAGGTCTGGCGTCCAATGCTTGGGTCGTAATACACCTTCTTGAAGGCCGAACCCGTGGCAGGTAGGCTCCACAACATACGCTCATGCTCTGGTCTAAACTCCTGCATGACCTCGGTCAGTTGGAAGTTCATGTCATCCTGAACTCTTTGAGCGGCCTCTTTCTTCTCGGGGGTTTCCTTGCCCATGATTTTGGTACGGACGGGACCCTGCGCCGGAAATGTTTCGGTGATGGTTTCCGACTGAAAGCGGACCACCGCTTCGGTGATCATCGGATGGAAGACCCCGGAGGCGCCGTCCCACGGCTCAGTGCGCTCCTCAATCTGAAGGCCAAGAAGCTTCAGGCCGGTGACATACGCCTTCTCCCAATCCTTGCGAGAGTTTTTGTCATTGTCAATGTCGCTGGCCAGATCACTGACCAAAGAAGACATCGCGCCCGAAGGCAGGTACTCGGCGAGGTTGGCATCAAAATCATCAACGCTTGGCTCGCCCTTCTCGATGCTGATCTCAAGATCGCCAATTCCAATGTTGACCTCTTCAGGGTCAATGATCTCAATCTCAATGGCTTCTGCTGCATCATCCTCCAGCCCATTGGTGCTTGGTAGAGGGCCTTGTCAATATTGGTAGCCATAGATATTCCTTAGATAAGTTTCCAGCCGCCTTGGCTGTATTCTTTTGGCATGCGAATCGCACCGCCATTTGCAAATAACCGTTGAAGAGACATTGGGTTTAGGTTGCCCGGTTGCCCGCCGCCACCACCACTTTGATTTGTTCCCCTGCCAAGTGGTACGCCAACCATGCCTGAGCCGCCACCGCCGGAAGGTTTGGCCGGAGTGCGTTCTAGAACTTCTGTAATGGCAGTGCCTAAATGGTACTTGCCTGTAGTGCCAACGGGGCTTTCGCCAAACCCAAAACGCGAGCTATTCATTATCTCAATAGGGTGCAAGCCTTTTTTTGGGCGAGTAGTCATAGGAAGCTCAGCAACAATCTGGCCTTTTTTTTCAGCCCGCTTTGGGTGAGGCTCTGTAATTTGAACTTGAAGAGCTGTCAGCTTTCCGTTCTCGTCCATTTTTGGCAGTAGTTTTGTTCCAATGTGTTCATTGCTTATCCAATCCTGAAACTTAAGTGCAGTTTGTTTGTCAGCATAAAAAGTTTTGCCGGATTGGGGTTGCATGGCCTTCCCAGTCCCCGGCATGTCGGATGGCTCTCTATATCCAGTAGTACTGGCATCAGGATGTGCCGCGTACACAGAGCCGCGCTCAGTCTTAAACATGTGCGTCGTGTCCGGCATATCCATAAACGGTTCATAGTCCATAGTGACCCCTAGTAATACGCAGCTTTACGGCGAAAGCTTGGTTGATCTTCTTCATCGCTCTCAAGGCTTATAAAGCCTCCACGCCTAAATCTCAGTAACGCTTGGCTGGTTGAGTCAACAAGGTCGTCATGGTCCCCGTTCGGAAAGGACGCGACCTCTTCAATCAACTCATCTGCCCATCTGGTGTCTGGACACCAAACCACGCCCGACGCAAAAAGATCGGAAATGGCGTTTACACGCGCAATCTTATCGCTTCCTTTGCCCGGTGTATATTCCGAAAGAGGAACACCTATCTGGCGAAGCTCATAAATGAGGGGGGCACCTGCGGCTTTTTTCTCAATGATCAGGGTGTCCGGCTCCCATTCCTGATAAAGCTCGAGCGCCTTCTGTTTAAGCTCCGGAAACTCCATCCGGGCCTTGAAGGAGTCCAAACAGATGATGTTTGTCCGGTTTTCGCCCTGATCGTTAGGGTGGTCGAAGACCCCCCACGTGGTGCAAGCTGAATAATCTGCGCGGTTTGACTTCTCGAAGGCGGTGTCCCAGCTTTGGATGACGTAATCACAGATAGGAGGGGTCTCGGACTCCCAGATCTTCCACATATCGCGCTTGATGATCGCGTTTCCCTCGGATGTGGGGTTCTGTTGGTACTGCGCTTCCCATTTAGCGACTGGAATCTCGGCTTTAATAGCCTCCAGCTCCTCTTTCTTCCAGAATCCGGGCCACATAGGGGTGCCAGAAGGCAAAATCGCAGGAAACTCTATGACTTCCCAGTCGTTTACACCATCTTTTTCCGAATTCTTGAGGATGGCGCCGGTCAGATCTCTCTTGGCCCACCGGGTCATCACAATAATGATGGCCCCACCGGGCTGTAAACGCTGCCGAGGGCCAGATGTGTACCACTCATACACATTGTCAAACACCGCAGGGTTACCTTGCTTAGCTTCCTGCTCAGAATGAGGGTCATCAATGATCAGCAGGTCCGCACCCTTACCAGTAACGGCTCCCCCAACACCAATAGCGAAGTAGTCTCCGCCCATGTCGGTATTCCAGCGTCCTGCGGCTTTTGAGTCAGAGGAAAGCTTGGTGTCAAAGATCCGGCCATAGGTCTCAGAAGAGACCAGATTCCTCACCTTCCGGCCAAAGCCCACAGCAAGCTCTGCGGTGTGAGCAGTCTGGATGATCTTCTTCTCCGGAAACTTGCCCAGAAACCAAGCTGGGAGCAGGAAGGAGGCAAACTCAGACTTAGTGTGCCGGGGAGGCATGTTGATGATCAACCTCTTTAACTCCCCCTTGGCTACACGCTCAAAAGCGTTGGCCATGATCTGGTGATGTTTTCCAGAAATAAACCCCGGCCACATGTGAGACGCAAAATAGATAAACGACTCATTGCACTTCTCAATCCTGTCGTATTCAAGCAACATCATGATCTTGGCTCTCTCAAGCTCATCAACCATAGGGATCAAGCTCTTGTACTCCTCGACCTCCGCCCGGGTCATCATAGAGAAGCTACCCCTCTCACACTGCGGTCAACCAGCTTGATCGAATTGAACTTGTACGGCCTGATCACAAGCAACCCCTCATCCTTCAGGATGTGGATAACCCTGTGGATGTTTGCCTTGCTCTTTAATCCCAAGCCCCGAGCAATCACAGCATACGACGGCGGCACTCCGTGTAAACGCACGTAAGCACGAATGAAATCATAGACGAGTTGTTGTTTGGGACTCATGTTTAAACGATTGTACATTACGAACGTTCGCAATGGTCTCTTTTTCAAAAATATATATACCCCCGGGGGGTCTGGATTCGAAAGAGAAGGGGGGGTCTGTGGAAATAGTTTTGTTTGAGTGGATTAGAGCGTATAGGGTAGACGGGCCGGTGCCGCCGCAAAAGGTGGGTGGGGTACGGGTGGGGTGCGGCCGATGACCGTTCTCCGGCGTTCACACCTTGCTGTTTACACGCATAGGCTTGACGTTGTCCAGTAGCTTGAGGTGACCAGACAACTCACGGCGTAACTGCTCTGCTGTTGGCTTGGCTACTGGTGCATCAGTGGTTATCTGGAACATGCCAGCGGCTCTGCCCATGAGTTCAAGTGCTTTTAAACGACTACCTTCCTGCTTGCCTCCCTTTGTCAGTGCCAACAACTCTTTCATCACATACCGTTTGGTCGCCGCAGTGTCTTCTGCTAGCACCTCGATGGTCTCACCCCAAGCATCTTGCAGTGCCTTCTGGATGCGTGGATCACGGCTCAGCCTGTAGGCGCTGGACGTGATGACTTGATCTGATCCTTTGGCGTTTGGGTATGCGTCTCGGTATGCTTGTCGCATAGTCTTCCCAATGATGCACCCTTTGGTGAACTCCATCTGCGATGGTGTTAGTGGTTGAATCTTCTTGTAGTCTTCAGTCCCTCTGGGCTTTCCATCTGCCCTTATTACGGGACTCTCTGCACGAGCGGCCAACCGTTCCGCTTCGCTGATTTCCTGCCCGTCATCTTCTGCATCCGGCTCTTGCAGGTGAGCATCCTCCAGCGCTTGAAGTAGCTCGTCTTTGCTTGACCGTCCGGCCTTCTTTGTATCAGTCATGGCTTATGTCCTGTGGTTAATTACAGCCTGTTTAAACATCCAGCACCGTTCTCATGGCAGAGTGTACAGGAGACGTTTAAACCTGTCTAGGCTACCCATGCCCCAACCCATCCCTGATCGTGCCTTGTAGGCACTTCTGCAATACTTAGGTACTAGAAAGTTGTCCACAATTCAGTGCATAACCTTGAGTTATTCACACCCTTCTGTGGATACTGTGGATAAGTTTATGAGTACTTATGCATTGCACAACCCCATCTTAGCTCGCTGTTTAAACGGTTGATACCAAACCAGCCCGTACCCATTCCAGCGCCTTGTAAACCCTCTTGCCCAGAGCATCAACCCCTCTATGTAAAGCGCCGATCTCAACCTGACCTGACAGCAATACCCGACTAAACTTGAGGGTCAATATTGAAAGTGCTTGCATGGTTTAAACAGTACTGATATTATTCTCCTCAGTGCTAGTAATTGCACTGCTGATCTCAGCAAGCTACGACTCCGGTCTGACGCTACCTGCCACACGGTTTAGATGTGGACAGTGAACAGCCCACTATAAGGTTGGTCTGAAGAGGTCTCGGTGGCAACACCCCCTAGCAATAGGTGCAAATCAGACAGGGGTTACGCCCTGTAGCTGTCCACCGTGACGCTAGATAAAACATCTCACATTAGATGCAACCGTGATGCCTTCTCTGAGGGCATTGCAGTGCCATCTTGCACTTAACTGGAGCAACCATGAAAACATTAAACCTCACCCCCGCTGACCGCACTAACTGCTCAGTCACATTCAACGTCAACCGCTTTGAGGTGTACCACGCCAATGGCTGGCTGATCACGGCGGCTCAAACCAAAGCGGATCTTAAAGCGCAATTGGCTGGAAACGGCATCCTTGGCGCTAAGTTTGACTCTGCCGCCCAGCGCAAATATCTAGCATCTTGACCCCCTAATCACTGAAAGGCTCATCATGGACAACCACTACCGCACCGCCTACCGCATCATTCGAGAACTGACCTACGTGCTGAATGCAGTGCCCCGCGAGGCTCTGCCCTATGTTGCACGGGGTCTTGCACAGACCTACCAACTACCAGCAAAACCCTTTTTGCAAGTGATTCGCCGCTACTCTCGCCTTTACCGTCCAACCAACTGACCGGAGACCAACCATGTACGCAATCTTGACAACCATCGTAGCCGTGCTGACCATCTGCATGACCTTGCCCCTCGTTGACGGGGGCTGGCTCTTCATTGCTGGCCTCATCTGGGGCAGTGCCATGCTGGGCGGCGTCATTGCAACTGCTATCAAATAAAAAAGACTACTCCTTTTAACCATGCTACAATTACCATCAAGGAAAAAATACCATGACTACAACCAACCGTGAAGACTGGCTCAGCGCCGCCGTCTCTGAACTTCGCCCCTTTTTCGAGGCGGTGGGCAAGCCCCTGCCAGCGAACGTTCGGGTCACCTGTGGATTCCCATCGAACGCCAAGCGCTCCGGTGCTATTGGTGAATGCTGGGCTGACACCGCCAGCGCAGACAAGACCTTTGAGGTCTTGATCAGTCCAGTGCTGGATGACCCAACCAAGGTGTTTGAGGTGCTGGTGCATGAGTTGTGCCACGCCACTGCTGGCGCTATGAACCACGGGGTCAACTTCCAAAAGGTTGGCAACCTGATGCACCTTGCCCCATCCCCCACAAAGGCTGGCTGGAAAGCCACGGGCAAGGCCGCAACCTTCGATTCGGTTTACGGCGAGATCATCAAGTCGCTTGATGCGTACCCCCATGCCGCCTTGTCGATGACCACCAAAAAGACTCAGGGCACTCGCATG